GGTGGAACCTGCAAGATGGATAGAAGCACTAAGAGGATCTAAAGCAGTTAATAGCCAATCCTCCGCGCTAGGCATCTCCATTGGTGTTCCTTCATCACCACTGATATAATCGTGTGAGATAACAGCGTTAATAGCATTTGAGCGGGCAATGCTTGATAGCGATTCCCATCTTACCTGTAAAGCACCTGTAATAGATGCAATGTCATCGCCTGAGAGACTGTTATGATTTAAAGCCTCATTAAGAGGAACGGTGTTAAATGATGGTGTGAATATGTAGCTGTTACCCGACATTGTGAATTCATCGGAATAGACCAAGAATCCACCTTCATAATTACCAAGTCTCTTAATACCAAATTTGATGGTCTTATCATTGATAGCAGACAAAGCGACATTACCAGATGTAAAAATCAATTCAATTACAGCCGTATCACCTCTCCTAAAGTTCACTTCAGATATTGCAGAGTTATCTAATGGGGATGGTGTGAAAACGCCAGTGTCTTTATCAAGATACAACTTCATATCCCATTATTTAGGGAAGCGTCCCGGAATCATCATCTTCAAAAGGCACAAGCTGGTTAAGCCTATCCCTTCGTTTCTGGCAAAGATTACAATTACTAAGATCGGTTCCGATGGTCTTATCTATTTCTCTGGCAATGGGTTTGGCAATCATTTCAACTACATCCCCAAGCCCTTTAAGTTTCCTAGGACGTTTGAACTTTTTCATATTATTCCAAATCAACTATTTCCCCGAATGATTGAGGCTTGGAACCTAGTCTTACCGAGTTCCAGCACTTAACCATGGTATTAACTATTCGTATCTCTCCCGGTTCTTCTGGTAATGGCATTTCAAACCATGAAGACCACCCATCACCACCGCTATATGTCCAATCCTCAGAACCTACTAGAACAGGTTCCGATGGTGGATCATTACCGGGATTAGCTGGCACCTCTGGAGCGTCTCCACACTCTCCCGGTGTTTCTGATTCACAAGAACTCCATGAGCTTAGAGAAGCCGTTGCAGAGTCGTAATCAGCTTTTAATATCTGCCAGTCTAATAGATCCTTTGGAAAGAATACTAGATCCCATTCCATGATATAAACACTTCTTTCCCTAGGTTCTGGTCCGCGCTCTTCCGGGTCTGCTTCTGTCCAAGCTGCATGTGCGGCATCATACCCTCGATAACTTTCAGTCTCAGGAATACCAACTTGATAACGAACTCTGGTGGCGGATGTTACCTGTTCGCACCCGCTCAAACCTGCGGCTGTTACAGATGAAATACACTCTTGTCCATTCGTATCCTCATCCCAAGCCAATGTAACCAAATGTTCGGTTAAGTCTGTTATGGTTATCTGATTACTGTATGTAACTGTAAGATCTTCCGATTCTGTATAGTCGGGAGGCACGTCTCCTGTTAATGATTTTGTATAAGTTCCGGGTGCTGTATAAATCCAAGTCTCATCAGGATCGGGATTGTAAGTAGGACATGAATTGAACTCCTCTGGCGGATCTTCATTCCAAGTGCGGGTTCCTATACATCCACCGCTTAAAGTGGATGAACTGATGATAGTATCTGTATCAGTAAAATCCTCCTCTCCCTCATCATATGGGAAATGTTGAAAGACATTAGAATAATAATGGGAGGTATTGATAAAATGAGCATTACAGGTGGTCCCTACATAATACTTTTCCACCGTTGCAGTTGTATTATTGGTGATATCCTGAACACCTGTTAAGTATTCCTCATATCCGATCAAATCATAACGATTCTCAGAACTGAAAAGATCATAACCATTGGCTTTAGTCTTATAGAGCTTACAGGCATCCTCCACGGATAAATCAGGGTGATCCGGTAGCGAATAACCACAAGCTTCTATTGCGATGGATTGGCATGATAACGATGGAGCATCGCAAGTAGGCCACTCACAATCACAGCAAGAAGACACTAAAGCCAATTCTTGAAGAGTTGTTATAATCATTATCCCCTCGAATAGCTAAGGGTTCCAGCACATTGCGAAATTGTGATATTATCACATCCAGTGGCGTTAAATGCTGACAAGCTTCCACTTGCTATTATCAGTTCACCTACTGGAACTATTATGGTTCCTAATCCTGTAGCTAATACAGGGTGTGTATTGTCGGGATATTCATCATCTGATGTATCCTCCCAAGCTGGTTCCCATGCGCTCGTTTTAACAGCAGGGAGAAAGATTTCATTATCATCATCACGATTGCTTTCACACTCGATTTCAAAATATAAAAGCTTCCTTCCATTATCTCCCAAATCGATTTCATAGTTCGGCACGGTAAAGTTCTTATCACCACAATGGATGATTCCTCCTTTGATATACGATCCGCTTAAACCACCTGTAACACTTCCAAAAGCGCATTCTGTAGTGATTCCGCTTCCATATACTACAGATGGGAATTTGTTTGTATAACTATAAAGATCCTCGGCACCTGATAATGCTACCGATTGAAGTATGAGAAGCTTATCAGGTTGCGGGAATGTCTCCCAAGTAAGACGGGCGGAAGTCTTGTTTAAATATAAATGTTTCTCCGGTCCTTTAATGACTTTGAACGATGGGTAATCATCCAGATTCGTCCAGTCATTATCTGTATTCTGAACCTGTATAGAACTGGTTTCATTATCACTGATGATCCAACTAGGTTGGAGCTTGAATAACCAATCTGTGCCATCGTATTCCCTGCTTATAACATCAAAGGGATTATACACCATCCTTACAGGTGGATTAAACACTTTCGGCTTGCTCGTTCTCTTTCGGGAATGGGTTACAAGGTCATTTATATCGGATGATCTTACGAACTCTCCTGATTTAACAAATCTCATATATTAGCTGTCTCCGTAAAGTTCTGTATAGAATCCACCGCGACCACTAAGGAGATATTCCTCAGTGATTCTCCAAACCGATCCGTCTTGCGTGGAAGTCATTCCATTAAACAGCCAGTTTCTATCGTCTGATATAGCAGGTGCTTCCCTTGGTTCTTTAATGTAACCCACATCATTATATTTTGGTCCTGTGGGTTCTGATTTCGCGGTGTAACTCACACGGCGTATAATACTAGGCTGTAAACGGGTTACTATTCCGCGTCTGATGAAATCCAATAGTTCCTTTCCTAGTTCTGATTCTATGATGAATTCTCTCCCGTTTACATGGGTTCCCTCATCAATTAATGTATAGTATCCCGCATTTTCTGGATCATCACTTTTAGAACCATACCTAGAACTAAGGTAACGATTGATTGCGTTCTTCTCAGATTCAACCACATCCTCATATCTGTAATATTCCGTAATCGGAACATCACCTAAAGAAATATTGGTTTCGTAACTATACTTACCGGAGCTGTCATCCTCATCATCTTCTGAGACTTGGGTTCCTGTATAGGTTCCGGTGATTGTTGCGGTCTTACCATCCTCCTCGATATCAATACCTGCAAGAGTGGTGAAAGAATAAGTAGTATGCGGGCAAGGTGCTCCTAGTCGCGGTGTAAGGAGTGCTACATCTGCTATATTACAGGAAATCGCGTGTCTTACCGTCCACTTTCCTTTATCATCCATCGAAGCATTAACCCTAGGTAATGTCTGGGATGTTCCGGGCGTTGATAGCTTCCCTTTAATTGTTGGTTTTACATCTGGCATCTAAAATACCCAGAATGTCAAATTAGGAATATTAGATATAAACCGCTGACATGGTTCCACCATAAGATCTTGCAGTATTACGGGCAATCTCCTTTTGAATCTTTATAGACTCCCTTTGAAGGTCGATCAATGGATTGTTGGTGATAGCCTTTGCGCCACCAATAGAAGCCATATGAGAAAGGCTTGTATTCTCCCTTTTGAACATAGGAAGCTCTGGATTGCTCTTATTACTTTTCTTCAACCAATCAGGAATATTAGTGGTTCCGGGTTCCATCATATTAAAAGACGGTTGCCAGTTGGAATCCTGCCACTCTTTAAATTCCTTAGCTCGTTTCTCTAAGGACTCATCAACGGTATCTTGAAACAGTTTTACACCCTCTTCTAATGTCAGATCCTTATGCTTTGATGGATTACCAGATGGAAAATCAGAAGTGCCAAACAATCCTTTGTTTCTCTTTTGAATATCAGAGAAATCATCTAATGGAGTGCTGTAAGACTTGAAGGTTGCAGTGGCACCATTTCCAACGTCAACGGTCTTAGCATCCTCTATGCCTATCATTCTTCCTAGTTTGGTTCCTCTTAGTGTATCCTCTAGGACTCTCCCGAATCTCTGTGCTCCAAACTCAAAAACAGATATAAGCAATTCTCCGATCTTATGAATGGTTACAGAAAACACTTCATAAAACTTACCATCTTTAAGAGCTTCAATCAGTCCATTAGCAATATTGCCGAACTTCGCTCCTAATGGTCCTAGATCGATATTATCAATCCCTTCCTTCAATTTCTTGAAGAGGTCCATATTAGGTCCAGCCATACCAGCGAAGAAACCAAGAATCTTTAAACGTAATCCACCGATTGAATCACCCACAGCATCAAGATCGGCCGCGTATTTGGTCAAATTATCAGCAAGGGAGCCGAGATATTTTGTAGATTCTCGCATAACATCAGGTGACTTGAACATGACAACCAGAGAAGCACCCAGCTTGCCGAATAATGCGGATGATGCACTAAGTTTCTGAGATTGGCTTGTTAAGCCTCCTATACCCTTTGCAATCGCATTAAACCTCTCTTCCGGGTTCATGGCTTGAACCTCTGCAATGGATAATCCGAACTTCTGTAACCATCCTGCGGTTTCTGTTCCGGGGTCTTCAAGCTTGTTACTCAATCCAGCAATGATCTTAGTAATACTTTCTGCGGAAACTCCTGTATCTTCTAAAGCTTTGGAAAATATGGCAAGTTTACCCGCTGTCATTCCTGTAATCTCGGAAAGATCTGATAAGCCTCCAGCATAGTCCATAAGATCACTGAAACCCTTTGCAAGTCCACCAACTGTTAAAGCTCCAAATGCAGCACCAACGCCAGCCACACCCATAGCCAATCCTCCTAATTTAGAAGATAAACCACCGATCCCGGATTCAACTTGCTTATTAGCTTTATCGATTCCCGTAGTGTCAGCGGCGTATTTGACCTTTACTTCACTCATTACTTATAGCGAATTGTCAATTTGCCAGAGAGTCGAATAGATTAAACATATCGTCCATGTCTGCTTCCCCGAATCTGAAGTAGGTTTCCTTACCACGCTTCCTAAGAATATCGTGCTGATATGCCCATGAACGCGCATAGCTCATATTTAAAATGTCCCTTTCGCTCCATCCTGTTTCACTCGCAATATTCATTATGAGGGTAGCGAGGAAGAAAGGTTCACTTACTTTTTTCCATCTTCAATATCTTCATCATCCTCATCATTGCGGGTTTCCACCATTACGGCTTGGATCTCCTCAGTGATATTACAGATAAGCTTTTCCAGCTCGAATGTATCCTCATAATCGAATGTATCCATAAACTGAATAACCTCCTTATTGAAATTACCTTCTGTAATGATTTCCTCTAAATCGTCATATGATGTTTTAAGGACGAAAGCGGCATCATATACAGCTCTCAATTTGTTACCACCATTGATAAATGCGCTGTTTACTTGGATCAAAATCCCAAGTCTCCCATTGGTCATTGCCTCATATTTGACCCCTTTGAACTTAAAGCCATTGGTAAAGAATGCTTTCCCCTGTATATTATCTTTCTTCTTATTCATCTTATATCTTTCTAAAGGTTTCTTCTTTAAGCTGCTTTGATGCATTCTCACTGATTGCAACGTGCTTACCGTTCTTCTCTATGATAATCAACGGGATTGCCTGCTTAACCTTATCAAGAGCGAATTCCCTGTTATTAAAAGCGCATCTAATATATGCGAAAGGGTGTTCTGGAAACTCATCATTAAAATTAGGATTGTTCCATGCGTGGATTAGATCCGTGGTCTTATACTGTCCACACATGCTTTCACCTTGGAAATTGAATGTGCAATGCTCGAAAGGGTTTCCATCCCTGTCGAATCGTTTCACCTTTGTTATTGGTGCTTCCACCTCTGGAGAGATTCCCATTGTTAATAGAGCGGAAACCAAATTTATATCTGTAATCTGTATCATCTATTATTATAGAGATTGTCAAACGGACGCGAAAAAGGCATCCATTACAGATGCCTTTTTCTATTATACAATATGAAAGAATGATTGAAAATTAGAATGGATAATACATCGCTTCTAGCTTGAACTTCTTAGCTCCTTTTCTGTCGGCAGTTACCTCGATACTTTCCGTGATGGTTTGACCTGTGGTAATAGAGCCTTTCAGGTATGAGCTTAGAGGGTTTCCAAGGGTTAAGGTAGCTGCAAGAGTTCCAGAGAACGGACTTGATGCAGGGATTTCTCCATCCATAGATATAGAAACGGTTTCGTTGAAATATATCACGGTTTCGGTTGATCCGAAACGTCCGGGAATCGTTTCCTTTTCGTTGCTGTATTTATGGGTATAAGAATTGATAATGAAACCAGTTTCTGCGGCATTGATACCCCAGTTTACATTGGTTCCGAATTGAGTTGCGTTTACGGCAGGCATGATATTTTAAAGGTTAGAATTGTGGGGACTTTCCCCGATTGGATCTCTTACTTATGTAAATTTGTCAAAAGTCAGCGGCTACTGTATAGGCTTCAAATGATACCTTGATAACCTCTGAATGGTCTTCCTGTTCTCTTGTAATGGATGGGAAGCTATAATCATACATACCAAAACCTCTTGCTGGTCTTGTGTCTGTGCCTGATAATGGAGCATTCAACGATGATAAAATCGCGGTCTTGTTTGCCAGAGTGTTTAGAACTTCAATGGCTTTAGTGTCTCCATAACCATTCTCAGGATCATCATAACCTTGATAAATGACCCTAACCCAAGCATCCACCGTGTAATTACCGATATAGGTTAATTCTCCCCCGTTGTCGGAATCATATCCTATAACGATACATGGAACTTCATAACTTGCATTCCTATCGAAACTATAAACTGGAAGTCCTAGAATTGGTGCCACATAAGCAGAAAGATTCTTTACCAGTGATTTACCCGTCATTATACTTATGATGAATTGTCAAACCTTGGAGGCAATTTTATCCGCCTGCTTCTGCATCTTCTTTAGATGGTTTACATAACCATTTCTTACAGCCTGTTGGATCTTTGTTTCAGATATGACAGAACTTGTATATTTTACATGATTATAAATCCACACAACGGTTTCCCATCCATTGCGGATGATTCGGGATGATCCCAAACCCGCCGCTTTCTTTAACCATTTCTGGATTCTTGTCTTAGATCCCAACGATTCACCAGCTTGAAGGAATCCCGCTTTAGCTGTGCCTCCTGTGAGCACCTTCAAGGCTTTTAAACGCTCTAGGTCTGACACACTATCCACATTCACCGGAGACGGCTTAGAAACCCTTCCACGGCTGTTTCTGGATGCTTTTAAATGCTGTCCAGAATCCATCGGTTTAATCGAAAAATCATTAATGACAGAATCAACAATCTTTTCCGCTTTCTGATCATCATTTTCATTAACAGCCTTGGAGTATGCAGCAGCCAATCGAGGATTGATCCTCTTAACTGCATTGTATGTTCTCCCATTGGTCCAATAAACCTTATTAATGTCCTTATAAATGGCTTTCTCGGATATGTCCTTAGCCTTACCAGTAATACCGTATGGTTCCACTCTGTAAGCAAGCTGAGTGCATCCAGTCTGAGCAAGTTCAATGATTGAATCAGCGGCATCCTTATTGAGTGCTTCTGTGAACTTCTTTAAATCCCTTTTGAGTTGGGAAGAATCAACTGTAACCTTTAATCTCATAAAGTGGATGGATCAACTAGGAATAATGTGCAAACACCTTCACCATATGTCACACTGGCGACTCTATATGATGTTCCATTAAGGTTGATAACATTTCCTTTTAATTCCTTTGGGTTGGTGAGATCGGAAGTCTTAACCATTATAGAAGTGTCCGTTAATGTATCGGTTAATCCTCCCCATGTTTTTGTATCCTTATGGGATGAAGTTTTAAAGATAGCTTCCACTGTCACACCTGAGATAATCACAGAGACTTTAGGATAGACATCAAAGGCAAGTAGTAGGTAAGGGGTAAGGTCCATGATATAATATGTCTATTAGGCAATTTTTCTGAAAGTGATAATACTACCCGGCATGATATGAGCGGGACGAGTGGCATCAGTAACACCACTTTGTCTAATACTTAACCCGAATGTCTTAGCTGATGTAAGCACTAGGTATCCATCCAGTTGACTGACTCCGTTCGTCGCCCCCCATCCTGCATCCATGTTACAAGAAGCAAAATAGGATGCATTGGTATCATATCGGATGAATTGACCAGTAAGAGTGTTAAGACCATAATATGAAACTCCACGGTGCTGAATCGTTTTCATCGAACTAACCCCGCCAGTAAAAAGTGGTTTGATTTCCACATAGACACCTGTGCTTCCGTTAGTATTACAGTAAGCTCCTATGAATCCAGAGTAAGCATATGTTCCAGCGGATAATGTAATCGTTGTGGAACTGTTTACATTTGTAATCGAGCTGGCGGTTGTATAGGTTGTATCAAGAAGAGTGAACATTTGACCATAAGAAGCGTCTGCAAGTGCTTTGGTCATTACATCATTACTTCCAAGCGTTGATAACGATCCTTGTGCGGTTGCTGTAACCTTTCCAGTGGATGTTAATCCTACAGTGTTTGTATATCCTGTAGCTGTGATTGTAGAACAGTTTATAGGACCAGTAGAAAGCGAATCACTCGACATGCTACCCGCTACTGTCGATTTGCCAGATAACCAAAGATCTTTAAATCTAAGAGATGAGCTTCCCAAGTCCCTAGTGTTTGAAGTCGAAGGGTAAAGATGTGAAACGAAACGGGCATTTAGTGTTATAGTTTCACCAACAGTTCCACCCAAGGTAACATTGCCATCAAAACTCTGAGAACCAAACCATTGATTGTTACTGTCTAGGCTTCCTTTTCCATCAAGCTGATCTTGAACGTCTGTGGCGTCGATAATCTCTTGATAGCTTATAAGGGGTGTGAAGGTGTTCCCTTCATCAGTAGAAACTTCCAAGCCTGATCCTGCATCCTGAATGATTGGAGTGATACCATCAATTCCGTTTTCTCCATCAATACCCTGTGATCCATCCTGTCCATCCCTAGCTTCCCTATAAATGACATTATAAACATCAGGTGACGAATTCACGGAAACCGTGAAAATGTCGGGATTGGTATCGACAGTGATTTCGTAATTATCCATATATTAGCGGCTGATATCTTGGATTATGTGAAAGGTTCCTTCCACTACACTTCTTACCATAGAATCCGCAGTAGTAATCTCGATATCATAGAGATATTGACGGGCTGTAATATCAATGATTACAGGTTCAACTATAAACTCTCCGCTCAACGGATTACTTATGGTGATATCTGTAAATTCAAAAGCGGGATCTTCACAAGCGTTTCTCTTCAATTGGTATTTTATAGATGCTCCTGTAAGGTCCAGCGGTGTTCCTGATAATGAAATGGAATACACCGCGCCCTTATAGGTATCACCCTTACGGGCGGATAATGATATGAAGTTTGCCATTCTACTTATGACGGATTGTCAAAATGGACACAAAAAAGCCCGGTGAGCTTTACACTTACCGGGCTTTGTAGATTAGTTATTCAGATTACCACTTGGTAAGTTTCAGAGAACCAGCTTCAGCGATAGAAGCACCGAACATAGCTTCAGCAGCCATATATTCAGTTCTTGTGCCTTTATCATAGAAGTAAGTGATCTTAGCTTGCAGACCATTACCCAGATCGATAACGAACGAATCGATTTCATCAGGGCGTTGGATCTCAGGAAGACCAGCAGCGACAGCAAAGGCATTTCTACCACTTGCAACGAAACCATAAACACCAGATTGAGCGGTAGCGATGCTATCAGTCCATCCGAAGTTATCGAAACCGAAAGCAGGACCACCAGCAGTGGTATTAAATGACTGTGTATTAACTCCATTGAAGTTACCGAATCCAGTAGAAGTCAAGTAACAGATCTTTTCACTACCAGCAACAGAAGCCCATGCAGTAGCAAGGTTAGCAGTAGTAAGACCAACGGGGTTAGCTGAAAGACCTACAGAGAAGTTGGAAGTGGAAAGGTGAGCAAAGACAGTAGCTTGCATCTTATCAACCAGCTTATTAACAGCAGCACCGATTTGCGTTTCAAGGCTATGAAAAGCATTGTATTCGCTATAAGTGAGGGAGATAGGAGAAACTAGGTGAACTGGAGTAACAGCAACAGTAGCAGAAGTAGAATCAGACTGTGCGAAGTTGGTAGGGTTACTAAGAACGGTTCCACCTGTATAAAGGGGAACATTGATAACTGCACCTCTCTTAACTTCTCCGCTGAAATCAGTAGAGAATTGAGTAAGGACAGCGGTTTTATTTTTAAGAGCGATCATCGCTTGTGCGGACACAACCGATGGGTCTAAAGATGCGAAGGTATTAGCCATAATATGTTATTGTTAAATTGTTTTGATCCGTTGAAAGTGGATCGGGCTTATATGTATATTAAATTGTCAAAAGTGATTAGAGCTTGGAGCGTTTAGCGATCTCTTCTCTATGTTCCAGATAGTATTTCACGCGATCATCACCTTTAAGGTTTCGCATCTGTGCCATGATATCGATAGACTCCGGTGACTCGATGGTTTCAACCACTTCATGACCAGCATTCCCAAGGATTTCCAAAGCTTTGATTGCCGCTTGTTTCTCTACAGAAACTACATTCTCAATAACTTCTAGGATTTCCTCTGTCTTCTGTTCTATTGCGGTTTCCAGTTCTTCAACCTTTTCCTCGATAGTTTCGATTTCCTCGGTCTTTTCTTCAATAACGGCATCTTTGGATTTCAATTCATCCATTAGAGAAGAGACGTTTTCGGAAAGCTCCTTATTGGATTCCTGTAATTGATTATAACCGCTTTGAAGATCGGCAATAATGGTTTCCAAGGATTCGATTTTAAGAGTCAGATCCTCACTAGGTAAAATTTTTCTGAATAGATTCATTCTATAAATGATGCAAGTGTCAAATCACTGCATCGATCAAACCCATTAGAACAGCATCAGAAGCCTTATAGGTGGCGGCTGTGAATGTTTCGGGATTAACTTCCGGTCTGTTGGCTAAGACGGTTTCTTGGAACCTTAGAGCGCAATCGTTGACCTTGCCTTGTAGGTATTGCTTATGCTCATCCGTAAGACTTCCATAATCGGCACCAACAGATTTAAAGGTTGCTCCATCGTTGGAGATTATTTCTTTCGAAACTCCTAGGGAATTCATCGCCTTTTTAGAGTTCTCGATAATGATAATGGAACCGATTGAGCCAATCTCACTTGAAACGGTGCTGTAAAGAACTGTGCAACCGCTGGCGATCTTGTAAGCAGCACTCGCGCAAACACCCGATACAACGCCTACAATGGGCTTAGGAAAGCTTTCGACAATGTTTGTGACTTCCTGTGAACCGATGGACTCACCACCCGGAGAATCGAATCTGATAACGACATAGAACACCGAGGGATCTGATGCAGCTCGTTCCAGCTCGTTCACAATATCCGCGTAATCAGTCAATGATTGTCTCTTCTGAAATTCTGATGCGTTTCTTATCAGTGGTCCGAAAACGTGAATATAAGCAACGCCATCTTGGACGGTGTAAGCTTCCCTTTGTTTAAAGAAAGAGGTAATATCCATTTCTGACTTGGGAAACTGTTCCATGTCCATCAGGGTTTCTAATCCCTGTTCATTGATTTCATATAACTTCATTTTGTGTAAGTTGGTTTGCGTTGATAAGACGAGCATCCAGTTCATTCAGAGACACACCGAATTCCTTTTCGGTTTCTTCTCTAAGCTTGATTCTTAAAGCCTCTTCCCTATATCGGGATCTAATGTGCTCTTCATAATCGATACCCTCTTCTGCGAGTATCTGAGAAAGGTTTTTGATTCCGGTCTTATATTCTTCTAAGATTGCTTTGGAATCTCTGGCATAATCCACCGTTAAGGACTTTGGCTTAGTAAATACACATTCAAACCAGTCTTCAGGAAGATCATCAATGACCAGAAACCCATTCTTAATGAGTTTAGAAAGGGCATAGTTACAAATCCTAGCAAGATAAGGTGTCATTAGGGTCTGACGATCAACGCAAGCTTTTGCACATTGTTGCAGCGCGAGCCTGTCATTAACTCCTGTGCTGTCTGACATACCCAAAAGGTTACGGCACCAATCGAGAGCAAGGATTGCCATGTTTGTAAGTGTGTCCTGATACTCCTGCCAATTGGTATTAGGATTGGAGTTCTCTAAGAACTCCAATTTACTACCAGTCCCAGCCTTAATGTATCTCAGTTCTCCACCATCATGATTGATAACCTCATAATTCATGGGTGTATCGTTGGTATCATCATCTAGGTTAAAGGTGTTTGAACCTGTTTCATTCGTTTCCACCATGGAGATAGAAGCGGCTAGCAATTGCTGAGTTAAAAGCAGTTCTTGGGAATGCTCCAAATCATAGAGCATATTGATTGTAGAACTTACCAGAGGGATTCCACGTAATGAGGTTGCAGGTTCATTGATTCGGATTAGATCACGAACGGAAACCAGCTTATCATTTTTCTTATCTTCCGCGAGAACTCTATACTTGATAGGTCTTTTGGTCTTCTTATCGTAAAGAACTCCTTTTTCTTCCCATAGATTACCGTGATCGATCTTGCCTGATTCTCTTGAACCGATGGCATGTGATTCAATCAACTGGATTTGTGGGTATCCTCCGCTTGATTCTGATAATAAAATGAAAACATCACCATCGACGTCCATCTTCACAGATGCAAGGTAAGCGACATCATTCAATGTCATTCCAGATACTTCGCAGATTTTTGACCATTGCTTAATTGCATTGTTGGCTTTCACCTTGAATGCATCATTTACGGAGGTTGAGCGATACTCGAAAGCCGCTCCAATACTATAAGAACTCTTTTGCTCAATAGCAGACTTAACAAGTGGATTGTTATGATACAATCCACGGGAAAGACCTATGAGTTTTTCGTGATCGAATTGTGTAATAATAGTATCAAAGTCCCTAGCAAGTGCTTTTGCTGGAACTATCTTCCTATTAAATCGAGGTTCAACCGCTTTGATTAACTTATTACTCATATATTATCTGAAAACTTGAATTGTCTTGCGGGTTGATACACCGGGATTTTCCAGCATCCTTATTGCACTTGTTAAAGCGGCTATCCATTCTTCTACAGTTAAAGAACTAGACATAAAGGCTACGGAAATCCCGTTAGCGGTAGTGGAAGCAACTGTCTTACCTTCACCAGATGCACATTTGATAATGGTGGCATCCAGCCAAGTTCTCAATTGTTCCAGTCTTTCGGGGCAATTCTTTCCCCAAAGATAAAGCGATTTATCCAGTCCCATATTAATAGGGAAAATGTCAAACTCAGCTATCCTCCTTCACTTCCTCACCACCGAACACCAGACATTGCCAAACCTGAGAAGCGATTATCTGCATAACCTCGCAATCGTAACCGTGGTTTGCGTCTTTTACTTTGGTATAAAATGGTTTTCCTGAGATCTTACTTATCTCTCTTCTCTCGGAACCTTGGATCTGATGGAGATATTGAGCGTAGTTCTCACCACCGTTCGGGATTAACCATCTTGTATTAGGATTATTCTGGATTGTCGCCAGAGTGTCCTTTGTAGTGGTTCCAGCGTAGTTAATGATATGAACTATTTTATTTCCCGATGGTAACTTGATGGGAACTCTTCTTGTCGCATCAGGAGACGAATACATTTTCTCCACTGTTCTTCCGCTTCTTTCCTTCCATTTATAAAGGGTATCCTTCAAGCCATTCAATCCCATCCATCCATATTGAGCACAAGCTTGCTTAACTTCCGGGGATCTGTGAGCGGCATCAATGAAGACAGCTTTAGGTTTAATATTATATTCCACCCTGATTCTCTCGATATCGTGAAAGTGTGAACAGTATTTAAAAGAGACAAGTCTGCTTGCTCCTTGTTTGGTCCAATCTCTAATAACTATCCACATCTGAGAACCTTGAACGTCAACAGTCATTAGACGGACTTCCCAAGGATCATCCTTATATTGATCCATTAGGTATCCATCGGATATTGCCTCTAGGTTGAACGTCTCCACGTTCTTTGATTCGTCATAGAATAAGCCAAGCCTCTTCTGTTCGAACTGCTTTAGAGCGGTTCTACGCATATTAGAATGATTGGCAGTGAGAAAGTCTAATGCCGTCTGTGTCCATGAAACATCATATAGAGCAAGCGCATTGAAATTATATGATACATGCTGTGGTAGGTAATTCTGTTCCGGATCTTCTACCACATAGATTCCACCCTCTGAAAGTTTTCTGCGATTCTCTATAATGTCAGGGTATCGCTTATTGCAGCAAGGGCATTCCAATTCCGCATATACAGTATTCCAGATGGGAATGCCGTCAGAGTCTTTAATGCATTCAAATTTAAGATCAGCGAATTTATAGATATTCCTTGAATCGCATCCTTCACACTTCCAAGCGTATTCTTTCAACAGTCCCAAGGAATAGGTTTTATGGAATTGATCTCCTAGGGTTCCACCTTGGGAAACATTAACCATCTTGCTTGCTGGTCTGTTCTGTAAACGTCTCCTTGCTTCCTCGATTACACCTTCTACAGTAAACATCCATACCTCGTCCATCACCAGTAAATCGACGGAGCGACTCTGTAGGGTATTAGGTGCCGTAGCATACCCTGTGAAAATGTTCATATGTGGAAAGTGTAAGGATTCCTTTGTGTCCTTATCTCTCTTCGGCCACATCCTGAGAATGTTCTTATTCTTCCTGAGTGCTGGCTTTAAGTGGATATTGAGAAAGTCCAATGTCATCTTCTCACTTTGAGCCACTATCATCAATTCCTTGTGATATAATGCCACCGTGGTCTGTGCTAACGCCAGCAATAGGGCAGACTTACCCGCACCCGTTGGAGCGCATATATTGATCTCCTTTAAGTTGGGATTGGTGATAACCTCTGTATAGATCTCCTTGAAGTATGGAGTCAGATTAAAATCAACGGTATTACCTTTTGGCGAATTGCATACATAGCAATTTCTTTTAGCCCATTCTATAAGGTCCACGTTTCCGGTAGGTTTAAGAGCACTTTTAATGGTGCTATAAATGGAGATTTCAGCTTCAGTCATCCTCTATATCCTCCTCTTCATCCTCATCTGTGACTGTGAGGTTGCTTAACTTATTATCAAAATCCTCCTGCATTCTCTTTAAAGATTCATCGATAAACTCGAACATGATTCGATTAATCTCAGCATGTTCCTTACCTGCCAGTTGAGCGGGAAGCTTATTAGTGGCGGAATAAAGGATGGTCTTTAATGTGCTGAAAACTCCATTAACAATTCCAGAAACTACTTTGGTATCAATAACGGACTTATTAGCCTCTAATGCTTTAACCCTTTGGATTTCAGCCTTATACATCTTCTCCTTAGCAGTTGCTATAACATTTTGTTCCTTGGCTTGCTCGGGACTCATCGAAGTATCAAGGGTAATCCTCTGCTTCTTAGGTCTGCCATTCTTCTTAACTGGTTCTTGTCCTATCATATCTCTTATCTCTATAGATCCGGGGATTGTCAAAATTCCGTTTCCGCTAAGGATCGGCTACTTATCTATGATACCAATCTCCTAGAAGTCTCCTAATACCCCCCCGCCTAGGTCTTACTCATACCTTTTTATGATTATCAGTATGTAATCGGGGTGGGGAGAATGGTGATAGTTTCGCGCTTGGAATGGATCGGCTACTATATTACTAATGATAACCACATTACAGCCCATCCCTTACATGCTTCGCTGTATTAATTCGGCAACAATCCACCACACATTCCCATCACTTGATATCCTCCAACAAACTCATTACGATTGCTTTATCATTATCATTGGTATTCTTCAGTATGTTCCTAATGTCTCCTACCAATGATGAGGCTTTGATTAGGTTGGATACAGGTTGCACTTGCTTCCTTGTAATGTCCTTTCTCTGTGTCAGCTTCAATACTCCCATCTTCTCTAGGAATGTCTTATCAGGTGTATTACGATTGAGGATATACTTATAGTCTTTGATGATATCCTGAGCGTTTACTAATGATAGGTTGATCATGTCTGCCAATGCTTTAGGGAATGCTTCCTTACTGCCATTCTCTCTGTATAGATCGAAATAGGTGTTTTGGAGTTTCACCAGTTCCAATAGTTCGTCTATGTTTCCTTTGGTTCTTGCTGTAAGGGTTCTGATCCTTGCTTGATTGTCCTTAATGGTTCTTCTTATTGATTTCTCAGTGTCATTCATTGTTTTATATCTATATTAGCGATTTTTCTAAAGTTCACGATATGTGCTGAGATTGTGCCGGAACTGCATCCTATCTTCTTTGCATATGCTCTCTGTGATAGTCCATCGGGTTTGATTCCCATTGCATAGGATACACCCAAGCTGGCAATAAGGGGATTGTTGGAATGGATGATATAATCGAGTGCCAGAGTCATAACCCTTGTGTATAGTAAAGCCGCTTCCCTGTAATCATTGGCTGTAATATCCTCCTCTTTCTCCATGAGATAGTCAGCGGGTGTTTTGCGTTCTATCTCGTTTTCGTGTATGTAATCGTCTTTCATATTGTATTACTTTAAAAGGTTCTTTGTGCTCCATGCGGCTATTACTGCGGCTGTGGAGTTGGTTAAGGCTTCTGTCTGTGCTTTGGTGGCGTTACTGTGATTAATAACCGCTTTCCACTTCACAGAACCCTCTGGAGTGATTGTAAGGTCACTGGATGGGTAATCACCTTGGAATCTCGCAACAGGTTTCCCATCATGATAAAAGACGGTTTGAGCGCAACTGGAGAGCATCAAGGATATGATGGATAATGTAAGTAATAGTTTTTTCATAATGTATATCTTGTTATTGTGTCCCATAGACGAGGTGCCAGCATGTAAACGAATATACAGGCATCGAGCCAATTACCTTTGATGGTTTCTATGTAATCTCTCATAATGTTACCAAGGGGATTCGTCGTTGATTGCATCTTGTCCCATTTGTTCAAGAATGCCTCTTAAAGCGTCTTGGTATGTATTTAGGGCTTTCTGTTCTGTCTTATGCGTTCTGATGCTGGAATCGATCACAGTAACCCACAAAGGGCTTTCATGTGGTCTGTCTGTATTGCTGAACCATGAAGGGTTAAGACTTCCGACATATCCCATCGATACGTTGGCTTCTGGTATTTCCTCTGTAATGGTATAGAGGGAGTCGAATAAGTTCTTCTGCATATACATATTTAATCTCTGAATGTCATTTAGGCCGAATATAGAAACGAAAACACGCTCTTATAATCAATGAGTTATAAGAGCGTGATACGATTGTTAAAATATATTGTATGTTATTCGACGTTAGCAGGCTTGAACGGTGCTAGAAATGGATCTTTCCAAATCTCTTTTCTTAGTTTCCCATCCAGCACTCGATTAAGATACTGGAATGATAGACCATATTTCTCTGTGATGGTCTTCTTACTGTCATTGGTCATAAGGTAGGTAAACACGGCATCTACTACATATTCATTCTTCTTAGTGGCTTGTGGGTGTTCATCCAGAGTCTTTATAAGACCTTTTTCCACGGCATGAATACTATTTTCCTTTTGGGTTACATATTCCAGATTGGATATATTGTTATTAGTTTTAATTCCGTCGATGTGATTAACATTCTTATCCTTTGGTCTTGGTCCAAGGAATGCAGTAGCTACAAGGGTATGTATTCTGCGAGGTAACGATTTACCTGTTGCATTTAAAACGTGAGTGCCTCTGTATCCTGTTTTTGGATCTGTATAAGGTTGCATAAATCTACCGCGTGCTAGACTCCAGATTCTTCCATCTTCTGTAATGATGTAGTTAGGAAATTCCTCCAGTATCTTCCAGTTGGTGCTGGTAGTGTTAAGGAACTTGGTAAGGTTGGTTTGTTTGGTTGTTTCGTTCATATAGTAGTGTGAGGTATTGTTTTTTAATCCCCTCACTACCTATTTAGGGTTACAGTGTTTTACTTTTCTTCCGTTTTTGGAAAATAGTTGAATTATTTTCATTATCCCGATTCCTGCCACTGCTTCCCATACGATTTCCAAGAATAAACGGTCTGATTCCCCACGCTTTAGAGAATGCCTGTAAGCGGTCGAGCTGGTTCTTGTGGGTGGAATGTCTGTCTAAGGTGCTTAGAATCGATTCTAGGGCATCCTGTGGCTTGATTTCACCCTCTTAGGATGTGTAGAACCTTCTGTAAGACCCTTTTAATGTCTAAGGATGAATCCTTCTGATTTTTCGGTTCTTCCTTTCTCCAGTATTCAGCCTCGAAACACTCCATAGGCATATCCTTAACAGCATCAAGATTCATGTAATAGGTGTGGTCATAAGACCATGTTTTATTAGACACATAAATTTCTCTGTCTGTATTACGTTTGACGGGTGGTCTTACAGATTCTTTCTTTGCTCGTTTCTTATGAAAGTTTCTCATGTTCCTATCTCTATTCTCTTGCTTCTGTTGCTCTTTGCTCTTCTTAACCTTGGGTGGTTTGGGAGGTTGTAGGGATTTCTTGCTTATTTTGTTCTCCTTATTCTTCTTATCAACTGCTTCCTTGTTATTCTTATAGTAATGATTCTGATACAGCTTATAATCGTGATGGCATCTGTTACCACGAAATTCTGAATCTCTTATAATACCGCAATCGATACAGTGGGTGGTTTTCATATTTGTATTTAACCATTTCTGGTAGTGTTAGATGATCGCGCTCGCGGACCTATAAGGCGAAGCCAATTAGCCTTAACAATGGTAATAGAATTCTAATTAGGAGCGACAGCGACTTCACTTCAGACAATACAAAAGGAACCATCTTTATAACTACTGATTATCACTGATAAGAAGTCTTTATAATATAGTATAATCTATAGTGCCTAACGAGAACGATCTAAAAACAGCCGCAAACCCCTATAGAAGAATGACTTACAGCGGAAAAACCATTGAAGCTATTTGAATGAATCTAACTGAGTGATTATCTGAAAAGCACCCAAAATGGCACTCAGATTAGGCACGGTCAAAACTTTCTAGTGCTCCACCCATTGACTTCCAATCTTCTCATGATTTAATGGAAACAAATCAGCCAATTTAGAAAAGTTGGACGCTGTGGAGTAATTAATACAGGTGGTAAAGCCATCCCCGATTCGAACCGGGTAGAAACCGATACATATGCAAGATAACATTTTAGATATAAACAATTTCACTTTTATTCCCTTGGGGGATGGTTTGGGTCTGTCATGCCCCGGTTCTCCATGTTCGAAACCCCCAAGGGATAAAGCTTTAAAAAGGAAGGGTAATAGAAACCCAAAGAAGAAGGTAAGGGTTAAGAAGGTTACTGCTTACAAGTTCTCGAAAATCAACTTACAGAGAATCTCCAGAATCAAATATAGGGAAACCACTCTGGGTAAATGTAAGAAAGCCTATGAAGTCGCTTTGAAGGTTCTTTCTTATGTGGCACAGTTTCAGCCTAAGAATGCTTTTAAATCGATTCCAGTGCTTCAGTCTGACTATGTGAAGGATTATTCCAAAGGAACGGTTACAGAGGTATTCAAGGCTCTAATGGCAAGTGGTATGCTCATCAGGGATGAAGTGAAGGGATGTTCTTTCAACTATTCCGATAACCACTCATTCTATTACGATATAGACCATAACCTGATTTCCTCTGGTGATTATCAATACTGCGATTTCAAGAGAACTACCAAGGATGCTAAGAAGCTTACAGAGATCGAAAGACGCAAGAACGGAGACGATGAACTTAGGGAAGAATATAAAACGATTCTTCATATGGATATTGAAGACCATAAGGTTTGCCCGTGCTGTGATGTATCCTACAAGCTCTCCATGTTCGCTATTAGCAGAAAGCATAAGATAACAAATCCAGTTTGTTCTGAGTGCTGGTATGAATGTGAGGAACTGGCAAGAATCTTAACAAACGAATTTTTTAACAACTTATGAAAACACCAATTAACTACAATTCCATTAACCCTATCGATAAGAGTAGGGTGGAACAGACTATCGTGAAGATCTATCGCGAAATGATGAAAAAAGTTTATGATTATGATGTATATGCGCTCAAACCTAAAACACAGATGAAATACAAGGATGCTGGTTTAGATCCAGATTCCAACAGACTTTGCCATATGTGTTATAGGATAAAAACCATTACACACTTTTCATTACCACATAACCCTAAAGAAAAGGAATATAATGTGTGTCGAAATTGTTGGGTGATCGATAAGGATGCAGCTTATGAATCACAGAGTAAATATGACCAAACGAAAAAAGTTTAACTATTTTCCAAAAACGCAAGAAAAGTGAAACACTCCAGAGGTAACTATATTATAGACATTATGAAAAAACTATTCCGCAATCCCTTCAAAAAATCAGATGATGCATTCATCGATCTACCAAATGGTGATACCATTATCACCGTGGGCAAACATATATTTCTCTGGTCTAATGATGATTTCACGATTTCTAAACTGGAGAAGGTTCCAGTGTGTGAGGGTGAATTGGCGGAGGTAGAATAAGAATTTAAGAGTATGAAATTAAAAACAACAGCAGAAAAAAAACGAGCATGAACGCCTAATAGATGACGTTTTAATGGGTAGGCTCAATAACCAAGGATTCGATGCATTCCTTGATTTAATATGGCACCTTAACAATAACGAGACAGATAAGGTATAAGAAATTTGATTGGTAATGATAGTAGTATAGTCGGTTCTTGGTGAATTGATAAGAGCGGGTTCCCTCTATAAACAGACCAACGGAATACCACTCGATAAAACGGGTGATGTTCCTCAGATATGAATACAGAAGCAGTAAGAAGTGTGGTGGTTTTTACAGACGATAGAGAGAAGCATGGAACTAAGAGAGATGGAACATTATACCTCTGGGGAGGTGTGATTTTTAGTTATGGTCCCTATTCTTTTATAGAACAGCAGAAAATAGAAGGTGAATCGTTTAACGGATGGGACGTATATTCAAACCCGGAAGAAGTTGCCGACGCTAGTAGTGAGATTAAGCAAGCAGTAGGGAGAATATATAACGCATTGAATCGACTTAATTAAAACCATCGCATAATACAGCATATGAAATACATCATTATTACACTACTCGCTCTCTCAAGCATCGCTAACGGAGAAATCAAAAAAGACACATCATCATTCGGGCTTAGATCACCCAAACTGGCAACGAATAACATGCCAGCGGATATCAGAACTAAATTTGAAGTGGTTCTGGTCACTCCTAGAGGTGCTGTAGTAGCTCCAAAGGGAACCAAGGATTACAGCTTCATTCCATTATCAGACAGAACCAAGAATCTTGCCAAGGGTTCCACCTTGAATATCAAATTTAGGAAGTTCGGATTGGAAACCGTTAATGGAATCGTGCTTCCTAAGATTGAGATCCTGTAACAAGTCATATAGACACGGAAAAGCCCGTAGAAATCAATCTACGGGCTTTCTTGTTTCAGGTGGTTACTGTATCAGAACCTCAGATGATCCCTACCACCTTTGGGAAAGTTTGGTGGTTGAGTGGTTGTCATTGTTGGCGCGGTCTGTGGAGTGGTCTTAGGCTTTCTATCAATAAGGATTCTCTTGGTGTCCTTATAGGTTCCAGTGGTGTTGAACATATCAATACAAATTTGACCGGGATTTTCATTGGAGTAAGTGCTATCGTCAGTAATCACGATAACATCAAATGGCGGGGTATCCTCAGACAGTCGATAATATACAGTCAATGATTCATCATTCTCCGGCTCTGGTTGAACTCCAGTAGCCTTGAACCTCTTGGCATCATTAAATTCATCAATTTCAAAATTTCCCGCTGTTTCAAAGAATGCCTTGGCATCTTCCAAGGATATATCATCAGTTACAAAATCAGCCGGGTTAATTGGTTTGTCGTTCATTGGTTCTATATTGTTTTGCGGTTTTAATCGATGGGATTACTTACTTAGTGGCAATTTCAAGATGGTAAGCATGTCATCTAAAGATAATTCAAATTTTCCATTCCGATTAAAGGAAGGGACAAAATCAAGGATTGGAGCAATAGCCTTTTCGGTGGAATATTGAATTTCCGCAGTAGGATCAAATATGTCTCTTGTTCCTGATACTTCAAAACCACGCGATTTAAGAACCTTTAGTAGTGAAACCTTGGGATTCTCTGCTTGCTCGATTGCTGGTGTCTTAGGTGTTCGGGTTCCTTTGACTGGTTTCTCACCTTTAACGAAAATATGTTTGCAAGATGGGTTAGGACAGACAGCCGCAACCGGAGCAATGAAGCAACCGCATGAAGGGCATTGCTTTCTTCCGGTTCCTTTGCTTTGTGGGATTGGTTCGCCTTTTTTGTTTAGTGGGATAAAGCTCATACTTTTTGTGGTGGTGTCTGATGTGGTGGTTACTTCGTCTGTTTCAGGATCAATGATCGTCACATTGGATGGAGGGTTTTTAAGCAATGCTTTTCTGACTGATGCTATTGGTATTTTTTTCTTAGCCATACGGGCGGAATCATCGGGATAAGGTGGAAACGGTCAACAGCTTTTTCGTTTAAAGCGTCATTCTTGCTCCTAGGATGCCCCTAGAATCGATTTGAACGGTTTCTAGGTAGGAGAATCACCCTTGGAAGGGTTACAGGTGCTCCTAGGGTGGATTCTCTTAGGAAGATCGGAAACGAGAGGTTACATACAATTTTTAACAAACCCGCCCGCTTTTTCGCGGGACTTTTTTCGAGAAAGTGGCGGCGGGTGGGTTGCAATCTGGAACTTGTGTGGATAATCGGATTTTTAGGCAATCCCTCCAGTAAAGCGGGCGGGTTGCTCCATGAATAAGAGAACGAAAATAATAGATGATAACACTACCCCGCTTTATATGACGATTGAACAGGCTGTAAACTACTCCGGTTTGTCTAAGGCTATAATCTGGGATTTACAGAAACACGGAGAGCTTAAACCCATCGTTAAAATTGCAGGTAAGAAGCTGAAAGGTTACAGATACACAAAGGCAATGCTTGATAATTTGTCTGTTGAGGTTCTTTAAGTCTGTAAGGTGGGTAGGAGACGCTTGAAACATCCAGACACAGAAAAGGGGTAGGAAATCAATCCTACCCCTTTCTTGTGCCTTTATGGCTCGATTAAACTGCAAGACGTTTCCGAAGTTCTTCCACTGTAATTCCTAAAGACTCCGCGAAAGTTTCCTCTGGAGTCTTCTTAGGCTTGTTACCTCCTACCGTTTGAATATTGGTAAGACCTGCATAAACCTTGCTCGTCATGACTGGCGAGGAGTGACCTAATACCCTTTGTGCTTCAAATATTCCGTTTTCTTGTGCAATCTTAGATCCTGCTTCTTTCCTCATGGATTGAATGGGACGGGTAGCAGTAACACCTTGCTTCTTTAACCACTTATTCACATTGCCGAAACGTCTCCATAATCTTCCAGTATCACCAGAGGCATCCACATAAACAAAGAAGTTTCCTTTGGGATTGGTCTTCTTTCTAAGTGCAATCAATTCCTCATAAACATCCTTGGAGACTGGAAATACCCTTTTCTCATCTGTCTTAGGTTTGAAAAACTCTGTATCTTGAACGGACAAATAAACCATTTCTTCCTGTTCACTAAACCACCCGGTTTCGCAATATTCAATTTCCGAACGTCTTAACCCGAATTCCATTGAAAGGATTACAATCATCGCTTCGCATGGTGGCAGGGTAAGGCAATCCTTCCTGATCTTATCTCTTAGGTTTCCTGCCAATGGTGTGTAACTTTCAATTTTAGGTGCTGAGATTTCCACCTTATCCAATGGGTTAATAATATTTTTACCCTTTGTCTTATAGAAATCCAAAGCTTTAGCCTTAAAGATACTTTTAGCGCATCTTACAGTAGAAGCAAATCCGCGCCTTTGTGCTTCTGTTGGTTTAAGAGGTAGCATTAAACCTCTAATTTTTTGCTGATCTAGTTCGGCAATGGTTTTTACATTACAAGCTGTCATTATCCGTTTAAGAGCGGATAGGTTATCATAAACCGTCTTATCCTTTAAAGCTTTCACACTCTGGCCTAGGTATTCCTTATAAAGTGTCTCCATCTGTTCATAAGTGGGGGAACCCTTTTTTAATGGTGTTCCTCCGTTAAGCTCCATGTAAGCGGCATCGACTCCGTTTTCATCCATCGTAAGAATGAAACGATTTGCGCGGGACTTGGCTACAGCTTTATCAGATCCAAGTGGAATCTGTTCCTGTTTCCCGTTAATGGTCTTTTTAAGGTAGAAGTTTGAACCCGTCTTGCTCTTCCGTTCGGTAAGTTTCATGGTTCAACTGATTTACTGGAATCAGTTGAACCCGTCAAGCGGAATTCCCCGATTCCGTTAGCCTATCAGATACCCTAACGGGAAATCGTTACCTAAATCGTTACCTTTTTTAAAAAGTGGAGACGAGCGGAGTGGAGCGCAAATCGTTGAAAATCAATGGTATTTCCTAACGAACTTAACAGGGAAAAGGCCAAAAATCTGATTACAAATCAGTTGCTCTACCACTGAGCTAAACCGGCTAAGGTGTTAAAAATCAACTACTTACAGCGAATTTCCAACTGGTTTCAGAAAGGTAATTACCTTATTTCTACCTTTTCCATTCTGGCGTTACCCGGAAAAGACAAGCAGAGACGGGCGGAAACTGGATTCCCCGCTGATTTCTCACAAGCCAATTTTTAGGTAATTTTTAGGTAACGATGGAACACCCACCCCGTTTCCTTCCTGAAATCACTCCTAGGACCACCCTAGAAGCTTCCCAACCGATTCCATGCGGCAAAGTCTCCAAGGAATCGCTTGAAGCGTCTCAGATGGTCACAGTGGAACGGACAAGGGAAAGATTCCTAGAACGTCTCCACACACCCCCCCCATCCCTCTGTGAACCTGTCACCCCTTGCTGTGAAGTGTTTGCTTCGATGGTTTCAAAGTTCCCTCTAAAGTCTGTTTCCTTCACACAGATTCCAATGTGTGAGAATGAAAATATGACAATCTGTCCCGCTTTAACGCTAGAAGGATGCTTAGACAGCTTTAAACCGTTCTTCTCTGCCCATGATTCAAATCCGTATGCAGAAGCCGTCTTAGGTCTTGTAGCGTCTGTAAACTTACCCGCTTCTCTTACCATCCAACAAACAGCAGCAGCGCAATAAGGTTCCCTATTATCGTATCCATCTGGATAGGTGGTAGCTGTCCAATATTTCGCGATTCCTTCACCATGGTTCTTAGATGTTTCGAATATTCCTAGCTGACTCTCCGCGATCTTTATAAGACTTTTTCCCTTATTGTCTGTAGTAGGTTCTACTTTAACAGCCTTGGGAGGTATTCCTAGCTTATCAGCAATAGCGTTAAGGGTTACATTACCTATAATGCCATCTGATGTTACTCCTACCGCTTCCTGTATTTCTTTTACTAATTCTACATTCATAATCTTAAATCAAACTCTTGGCATTAATAACCAGCACCAGAACACCACCCAAAGCAGCATTAGAAGGAACCCGGAATAGTTCTCAGTCTTTAAATCCATCGTAGAACCTCCACCCAAATCCTCTTACAGCGTAATAGATCACATTTCTTGTAATCCAGTTTACTCCTAAGACTTCCATTCCCTCTAAAAATAGATCATCGGATTCCTTACGGGCGAATTGCTGATTTAATGGAGAATAAAAATAATCATGACATAGAGCACTGGCAAAATATTTACCATAAGGATTCAGAATATTATGAAACACCTTTGGAATACTGGCACCATCTGTAATAAATCCTACCGGGATTATTATAAGACCTTTTGAGGAATAGAACCTATAAGGCTTTTCCAGTTTAAAAATCCTAGATCCACCTATCATTCCAGCATCAGACAAATGGATTGTATCTGGAAAAACTTCCTTCATATTATAAGGTTGCGGGCGATGGATTTGCGCCATCCTCTCCAGCTTATGAAACTGGAATGGTCACTAGACCACCTGCCCGCATTTAAATTATTTCTTATTCCTAACCTTCCTGCAAAGATCAATAGCACCATTAGCCATAGCGATTAATCCAACCACCGCACCGATACAGATTGATATTACCTGCAATTCTGGAATGTGGCTGGATAGGCTTACCATAACACCAGCAAGAGGAGCAGTGAAACCAATGAATAATTTTGCGTATATTGATTCGAACATAGGGAGACAATTAAGAAAAGATTTGGATCTTACGATCAATACCATTGATTCTCACCACTAAGAAACTTCCTGTGGATGTTCCAGAACCCGCCGTAAGGAATGGGTATGATGTAGAACCTAGGGCAATGGTATTGCTTACAGCCGCTCCAGCTTCATTACCTATAACCAAGCAATTAGAGCATGACAGAGGGTTTACGTTCGCATAATCTCCAATGATAATATTTCTACTACCCGTTGTTTCCCCACCCGCAGAGTTTCCAATGAAGATGGAATTATAAGCATCGATAGCACCACTTCCAGCAGCACCACCGATAAAGATTGAATCATTTGCATTAGTAGCACCCAAGCCAGCGTTAAATCCCATGAAATTTGAATTGGTGGCATTAGCACCCGCACCAGCATGAGCACCGAAAAAGTTTGAATTACTGGCATAAGAAGCAGCTAAACCAGCATTATTACCAATGAAATTGGAATCGGTAACACTACTAGCACCACTTCCAGCGTCTTGTCCTAATACGTTTACACCATTGGAATTGGTTCCAGCAGTTACAGTAAGTTCCTCACCATTGCCAATGTAATAGAAGCGATTGGTGGAACCTGCAAGATGGATAGAAGCACTAAGAGGATCTAAAGCAGTTAATAGCCAATCCTCCGCGTTAGGCATCTCCATTGGTGTTCCTTCATCACCACTAATATAATCGTGAGTGATAACAGCGTTAATAGCGTTTGCAGTTTGCCAAGTGCTTCCTGAGTCTGTTGACCATGTAACCTCTAATCCTCCTGTAATAGATGCAATGTCATCACCTGAGAGACTGTTATGATTTAAAGCGGCATTTAATGAAACCGTGTTAAAGGATGGATTGAAAACATAGCTATTGCCGCTAATCGTGAAATCATCCGAAAAGACCAGAAACTCACCCTCATAATTACCAGCTCTCTTAATACCAAATTTAATATCCTTATCATTAGTAGCTGAGAGAATGCTTG